GAAGGGAACTTTTTCCAAGTCGGGACCGCTCAGACAAAAAGGGGATAAAAACTAAAGGGATTTCAGGAAGGAGGCCTAGTTTTTTGGCAAAACCAGTAACAGCTAAGTCAATCAAGTCAAAAGTCATCAAACAGATGAAAGAGCTTGGGACCTATCGCAAAGAATTTGACATGATCATTGACATCTTTGCAGGCATGCTATATCAGTATCAGAAACTTGCTCAAGATTATGCTGATATGGGCTACCCTGTCACAGATGTCTATGTGAACAAGGCGGGAGCTGAGAATGAACGTAAGGTCCCCATCCTGACAGCGATGGAAATTCTACGGAAAGACATACTCAGCTATTCCAATCAACTGATGATGAATCCTAAATCATTGGGTGAAGTGGTAGAGCAAGATAATGGATCGGTTCTCACAGAGGTTCTGAAATTCAAGGATGAGATCAAAAAGAAACGGGTGAAGTCTGATGGGTAACGTGGAGAAAGCTAAAGAATACGCTCAACACGTTCTAAACCATCAGGAAGAGCATTGTGAAGAAAACATTCTGGCAGCATCACGCTTCCTGAGAGATTTAGACAATCCAGAATTCGAGATGGATGAAGACATGGTTGATTTTGTCGTTCATTTCATCGAAAACACAATTGTCCATCAGCAGGGTGATGATATGTTTGCGGTCTCAATCCGTAACAAGCCATTGTTACTTCAACCGTGGCAACATTTTGTGGTGGTCAATCTCTTTGGATTCTATATCAAGGGAACAAATGAGAGACGCTTCAAAGAAGCCTTGATCATGCTTGCCAGAAAGAATGGCAAGACTTCCTTCACTGCTGCAATCGCTCTGGCTTATCAGATTCTTGATACAGATAGCGGTTCAAAATGCTATATTGTAGCCAATTCTGTCAAGCAAGCCTTGGAAGCCTTTGGATTTTTGAGGTTCAATGTTGAGCGATGGAATGACAAGAACATTCGCATTAAGGACAACAACCAAGAACACTCCATCACTGCCAATTTTGGTGAGGAGGGCTCATTCTTTATCCAAGCACTGGCCAACGATGAAAGCAGGCTTGACTCTCTCAATGGAAATGTCATCATCCTAGATGAAGCACACACTATGAGAAATTCCAAGAAATACGGTCTTATGAAGAAAACAATGTCAG